CTTCCTCCGCCTCCGCCTCCGCCTCCGCCTCCGCCTCCTCCTGCTCCTCTTCCTCCGCCTCCGCCTTCGCCTGCAGCCTCACCCTATCGTTTAATAGCTCTTGATTTTTGTTGGCGAGCTCTTGATTTTTGTAGGTGAGGTTGATGTGTTGTAAGTTAAATTCACGGTCTTCTTTTGCGCGCGAATACTTTAAATCCTCGGCCTTTCTAAGTTCCTCTTTCTTTTCATTTAATTTTAGTTGCTCTGCGTCGCGTTTTTTGAGTTCGACAGAATTTCTGCGTCTCGTCTCGCGCTTCTTCTCCTCCTGGGTAGCTTGTTTATACTGTTTAGTAGCTCTGATCACTTTAGCATCATCAGAAGATATTAAATTATCTTTAACAACTATATCCAATACATCACTCCCATCTGCACCTGTTAGAAATGGTATCATAAATATAAATAAATCGACTATCGGACCCTCCGCCGCCTCCTCCGCCGCCGCCGATGTCGATGACACGCGCACCAGCTCGAACAAAGAGGGGGCGGCAGTGGCGAAGGCGGCGGCGGTGGCGGCCGTCCCCATCCCCGCCGCCGCACTGAAAGAGATCCCTGATAAAGCACTTCCAATCGCAGCATATCCCGCCGTCGCCGTCGCCGCCGTCACACCAACACCGCCTGCCAAGGCAATTATGTACGGAGCTACTACAATTACTAATGGTACTCCAAAAATAATCAGTGGTTTTGCCATACCAAGTGTCGCCGCAACTCTCATCATATTGCCGTTTTTATACACTTCTAATTGTTTATTTAAAAAATCTATAGTTTTTAACTTATCATTAAAATTATCACATTGTTTTTGTAATTCACCTGTTATAAAATTTTTTAGTATTTTTAATTTAATGATACTAATATATAAATCATTTTCTATGAAATTTTTTGATATTAATTCTATTTTTTTTTCACTTAATTTTTCATTCATACTTTCTTCATCTTTATTCGATTCTTTATCATCTATTTGATTTAATAGTTTTAATTCTGCTTCTTGTATTTCAATTTCACTGTTTTTAATTTCTTTTAATATACTTGATAAATTTACTATTTTAGTATTAATATATTCGTTTTGCATTATTGATTTTGTTATTAAACTATATTTACCGTCTAATCCTGTTAATGTATTTTCAAAAAAGTTTTTAATGCTTATAAATATAACTTTATAATATTTATTTATTTTTTCAGATGCTTCATTTATTTGTTTTTCAATTTGTTCAGTTTGATTCAGTCTTAAATTAGTTAGTGCATTTTGTACATTCTCATTATTATTATTATTACTCGCATTATCAAGTATAAATCCTAATAATTTAAAATATGTATTTTGATAATTTTCTATATTAGTTATTCCTTTATCGTCTTTATGGTCTTCCGTAAAAAATCTACGTGTTAATTCCCATACTTTATCCGGTTGTTTTAACTCTTCGGAGGAACTCGTCCTGTCGCCGCCGCCGCCGGACCTGAATAGAGGGCTTGTGTTGCTGGCTGGCTCGCTGGCTTGCTCGCTGGCTTGCTGGGTTGCTGAGTTGGTTGGTTGGTTGCTGAGTTGGTTGGTTGGTTGGTTGGCTTGCTGGCTGGCCAGCCGCTGTGCCAGCTCATAGTGCTGCTGCTGCTGCTGCTGCTGCTGCTGCTGCTGCTGCTGCTGCTGCTGCTGGTACTGCTGCTGCTGCTGGTTCTGCTGCTGCTGCTGCTGCTCGCTGCTTGCTGTTGCTGGTGTATTCGTGTTTGAATTTTTTTTAAATCCATCGTTTGTATTTTTTATTTGTGTGGACAAACCATCCATTTCATTTTCAATATTTTGTATTTGATTATTATTATTGTTTTCAAATAATTCTATATTCTTTTTTAGTATTTCTAATCTCGTCCTTATATTTTTTTTAAATGTATTAGTATATATATCATCCATATTGTCTGTATTATCTGTTTCAGATATTGTATCTATTAATTTCTTTATACCATCTTTTGATTCACAATCTAAACACATATTAATAAACATTATTTGTTTTTTTAATGCGTCTTGTTTAACTGATTTAAATTTTAACGTGCCTACTTTCGCTTTATCCTTTAAAAATTGTTTTTCCCGTTCTTCTTGTTTTTTAAGGTCTAAATCATGATCTGCTTTATCTTTTTGTGCTTCCCTCTGCGCCGCCAACACCTCCGCCTGCCCCGACGCTCTCGCCGTCACCACCGCGGCGTTTTCTTGAATTATCGTTGCAGTAGAAGGGATACCACTAGGTTGATTTGTACCACCATAAATAATTTTCGAATCTCCTTCTTCTTTATCATTTTTTATCATTTCTTTTATTTTTTTATCGGATGCATCTGTTTGTGCTTGTTTTTCATTGGCTTTATTTTTATTATCAAATGCACTAACATCCGTTCCTTCTTTTTTATCTTGTTCGAGTTGTTGTTCTCTCTTTTCTTCAAACTCCTTTGTCTTCTTCTCATTATCTTCTATTACTTGTTGTCTTTCTTCAACATCCGTTCTAATTTCTTCACTTGACTTTGTGGCCGCGTCTTTCTCATCACTTTTAAGTGTTAAATCATCTCGTTTATCCATATAAAATTGTAAAGCATCAATTGTCTTTTGTTCTACAATTGGTCTAGTACTGTTATCAAACAACCATCCTGACCTCCTAATAACCTGTTGTTTCATCTGTTTTAATAAATCTTCACCAGCAAAATCATCTTCAACAAAAAAAGGATTCGCTGTGTAACTACCTGGAAAATTAATCGTTACACCCTTTCGTTTATCATAACTTGAAAATCCTTCAATGCTATCGGAATAAAACTTTATTCTACTTTTAGGCTCTGTGTATTCATAATAAACCTTTTCTTTAATTTCATTAGCTGTATTTGTATCATTTTTATATACATCTTTTATCATTTTATATTTATTTCTCATCAATTTTAACTGCATAATTGCACCTCCTAATCTTTTTAAATCGTCACCTGTCTGTTTTGATTTATCACCTTGTTTAAGGTTTGTTTTCTTCTTATTCATTAATTCTTTCTGAATAATTTCAAACAATTTTAATCTCTGTGATGCTTCTTCATATACTTTTCCTATTTGTTCTGCTCGCTTATTTAAAACATCCAGATAATCCTGGAATTTCTTGAGCCCAGGCGTATCTTCCTTTAGTCTATATTCAACAATTTCATCGGGTTCAGCATCTTCATCGTCATCCATTTTTTTCTCCTTTGCCACTCTCATTTCTTTATCTTCTTCAAGTTGTATATCGATTTCCTGTGTTTTTTGAGAAGGAACATCAGTTTCAGAAACAGCACCAGAATCAGCACCACCCTTTAATTCTTCTTCCTCACTACTATTTTCATAATATTTAGTCAATAATTTTTTATTTTTACTCCTTCTATGCTTTAAAGATTTTTTTCTTAAATTAATATCCTTTCTCTTGTTCCTAAATGTGCGACCAGCTTTTTTATTTATTCCTCTCTTCTTAAACCGTTTGTTACTTTGATTATTTGTATTTAGTAATTTAGATATCTTCTTCCGAGAGAGAATCATTCTATATAAAATCCACTATATTTTTTTATTGTAATGTTATATTAATGAGTAGCACACCAGCAAATATAAATATAGATATTTCTGATAAATGTGATTTAAAATGCAGATTAATATTAGAATATCCAAGTGAAGGAATTAATATTTTAAGTAAAAGTTATGTTGATGGTTTTGAAGGAATTGTTAGTACTCAACTTATTATGCCTGGTCAGGCTACAAATAATATTAAATATAATAACTCTACTCATGTTTTAGAATCAATACACATTGTTAAACCATCTTTACACACTTATGCTAATAGACGAATTGACGCCGAGTTAATATTAGTGCACAGAGATGATGTGTTAGTTTGTATTCCTGTTATAAGTAAATCGTATTCGGGAATATTGGATGAAATATTAGTGGGTGTGGATGATAAACAAACTCCAAATCTCAAACTTGATAATGTTGTTCCTAAAAAACCATTTTATGCTTATAAAGGGGGTATAGGGGACAATACAAATATGAATATTATTGTATTTAGAAAAATGGATGCGTTAACTATTAATGAAAAATGGCTGAATACACTAAAACCTCACGATAGGAGTAAAACATTTGAGCTGGACAATAATGAAAAAATAAGCTATAACCAGAACGGTCCCGAGAATAATAATTATGACCAATCATTTCCAATTACTTGTGAGCCTGTATTAGGTGTTGAATATGTCAAAATGCAAAAGGAGACAAAATCGCCATTTACAATGTCTGAGGCAGATTTAAATGAATGGGGAAATAAAGCAATAGTTCAAATTATAGTTGGTATGATAATAATATTTTTTCTATATTCTCTCTTTAGTTTCATTTTCAAAAAAACAAATAGAATAGCTAGTAGTGCAAGTGACCCCGTTGGATCTACAGAATTCAAATAAAATAAATAATATTTCTATTAATATTTATTTCATTTAAGATTTATTTCATTTAAGATTTATTTCATTTAAGATTTATTTCATTTAAGATTTATTTCATTTAAGATTTATTTCATTTAAGATTTATTTCATTTAAGATTTATTTCATTTACAATACAGTAGCATCATGTGTATTATTTAAGACTGGTTTAAAATTGACATTTACACCGGTTGAAGAACCTACTAGCGGTGCCATATTAGATACAACCTCCTCCTCTAGTGTAACTGGAAAGCTATTATGTTTGGCAAAATCTTGTATCTTCTTCTTTTCCGAAGGTAAACTTCTGCGAATAGCATGTGTTCCGTTGCTTACACTCGATCTCTTGATGAAAATGTATGCTACTACTAAACCAAATATACCAACTACCGGTTTATTTTGTAAAAAGAATGTCAAAGCGACAATTATTACAAAGACATTTCCGTATATATTATCCGCTAATTCGGAAATAGATTTGGGGGTTTTTATTTCTAATAATACATAGATAACAAAAACAACCAACATTACTATTTCTTGTTGTTTTAATCCCTTAATTAGCTTATTAAAACTCTTCATATAACATAATTATAGATAATTAATTAAATTTGTAGATAATTAATTATTTTTATAGATAATTAATTAAATTTATAGATAATTTATGGTGAAATTTTTAATCCATTAAAAATTGAAAGAAATACAATAATATTAACACATTTAATATGGCCGATGAAACATCAGATGAAGTTGCTACCTATTTAGGCCAAAAAGGTTATTCCATTTTTAAGGAAAATATTAGTATTGAAGAACAACATTGGTTACGCGAACAGCTAACTGTAAAACCTTATATTCCTAAATCACCTGTTCAGCCTCCTGCATTTCATATATATCGCGAATCGCCTAAAAAATTGTATATTCCTCGTTTCTTCGGTCTTGATAATTACGGTGAACCAGATGAATCTCGAATTCCTGATGGAACAACTATAAATATAAATTTTAACGGTAGTCTGAGAGATTACCAACAAAATGTTGTAAATACATATGTTAGCAAAATGGGAGCTATGGGTGGAGGTGGATTGTTGGAACTACCTTGTGGATACGGAAAAACCATCATAGCTCTTAATATTATTGGAACACTTAAATTAAAAACCATTGTTATTGTTCATAAATCCTTTCTGATGAATCAATGGATTGAACGCATCGAACAGTTTCTTCCTGATGCACGCATAGGCAAAATACAAGGACAAATTATTGATATCGAAGATAAAGATATTGTAATCGGTATGTTACAATCGTTATCCACTAAAACATACCCTAGCAATATTTTTGATAGTTTCGGTCTCACAATCGTCGATGAATGTCATCATATTAGCTCAGAAGTATTTAGTCGCTCTTTACTGTCTATTGTCACAAAACATATGCTGGGGCTAAGCGCAACAATGAACCGAAAAGACGGTCTTACAAAGGTATTTAAGATGTTTTTAGGAGAGATTGTCTTCTCGGTGAAACGCGATACTGACGATTTTGTATTGGTTAAATCGATTACATATGAATCGAACGACGACGATTTTAACGAACCAATCACAGATTACAGAGGAAATATTGCATATAGTAGTATGATTGTTAAATTGTGTGACTATGTTCCACGCAGTGAATTTATACTGAAAGTATTGGAAACAGAATTGAAGGAAAAGAGCGACCAACAAATTATGATTTTAGCACACAATAAAAGCCTGCTAACATACTTATATAAAGCAATAGAAGAACGCAATATTGCATCGGTCGGTTACTATATTGGCGGTATGAAAGAAGAAGCGCTGAAACAGAGCGAATCTAAAACAGTTATCATTGCCACATATTCAATGGCATCCGAGGCGCTTGATATTAAAAGTCTTAGCACGCTTATTATGGCTACACCTAAAACAGACATCGAACAAGCAGTCGGTCGCATATTGCGAGTGAAACGTGAGCGTCCACTGGTAGTTGACATAGTCGATAGCCACGAAGTATATCAGCGTCAATGGTCTAAACGGAAAAAATTCTATATCAAAAGCAACTATAAAATAATTAAATCTAACAATATCAATTATCTAAACAATAAATGGTTGAATGAATACATTCCCATCGATAAAACGGCAAAAAAAACTAAAAAAACTAAAAAAAATAGTGAAAAAGAAGAACAAGAAGACAATGATTCGGATACTGAATCGACGCATATTCCTAAAAAATCAATACCAAAGGGGAAATGTTTGATTAAAATATAAATTCTATAATAAAAATAATTCTATAATTTATTCATTTCATTATTTGTTAACGTAACCTCCTTTCCCAACTCTTTTATTAATTTTATTTTTAATTTTTCTGATAGTTCGCTTGTTGTTGACCCCGCTATTAATACGAATTTTTCTTTCAAATTATCATCTATATTCCAATTTGGATATTTCTCTTGAAACTCGTCGATCCATTTTTTTTGTATGGCATTTTCAGTATTTTTAATTATTTTCTCTCCATTATCTTCTTCCCATCCTACATTCTCATCCTTTACAAACCATTCCTTATTCTTTATATCAGTACAATGGAAGGGGCGTTCAGTAATCGAAAGCGGTTCTAAGTTTTTTAATACAACATTACTAATACAATCAGGTTTATTTTTATTTAGATCGTCCATAGTAATCATTATCTGTTTCGCAAAGTTCTGAATGCTCATAGCCGAGGCACACTTCTCATGTAAGAACATTTGGACGTTTATTATTTTATTGTGTGTATTATTTGTAGTATTACCTATTTTTGGAATAATTTTATGAAGGGTTTCGTTGTGTTCTTTTTGCATATCAATTAGTTGTTCTTGTAATTTTTTATTGTCATACATTGCATGTTTCAATAAATTAATTACATCAGATGATTCGCTTCCGTAAACATTATCTGTTTTAGTTATTTGATTTTCATTTTCACCCTTCACATATTTACAAACCTTCTTGTGACGATAATAGCTAGAACTGTGTTTATAGGTCCGTCCACACTCACATGATAAATGGTCTTCAACTTCCTTCGTATAGCATTGTATAGCATTATGCTTCTTGCTCTGTAAATGTTTTCTAAAATCTCCTTTTCTATTAGCATAATAATCACATTTTTCACAATACAAATTATCCTTAGACTTTTTTAGAATTTTATATAGCATAAATTCTTAAAATAATGCTATATAAAAATTCTAAATATTTTGCGTTTTTTTGGTGATTTTTCGGCATTTTTTTTGTGACCATAAAATCCCTACATAGATTTTCCTGTTTTTTTGTGTTTTTCCTACATTTCAGTCTGTTGCACGTTTTTTGCACGTTTTTTTTTCATTTTTTTTCAGAATTTTAAATTTTTTACTTTTTTTTTTAAATTTTTAAAAAAAATGAAATAAAAACGTGTTTTTTTCGGCACACTTTTTTAATATGGTCTTATTTTCAATAAATTCACACATATATTTATATACTATATATGTAATTATATAGTATATATTTTGTATATATATTTTACCTACATAATATTACAACTATATAAGAAATCCTTAACTGTTGTTTTCAAACTAAGACATTTATTACAGCGATAATATTGAGCGGTTCCTTTTTTAACGTTAGGATTGCGGACGAATTGTTTGTTGCATCTTGAACAATATATATCATCTGTTTCTACTTTATGAATATTGTTTTGTATTATTACCATTGGAACTATTTCATCGTCAATTATCCAATAATCTGTTGAACTCATTTATTAATATCAATATTTTTATATTTATATTAATTTATTATACTCTACATCCATCTGTTCGGACAATCGGTGGTGGGTTGGCTAAAGCAGATTGACCGTTTAAGTTATCACCTACCGAAAATCGCACCGAATCAATGATATTAGGATCGACACGAGGGGCTTCATTTCCATACGAGGCAGGGCTTAGAGCACCACCACCACGCATACGCTTCTTCGCGGACTTGCGCTTCTTCGCGAACTTGCGCTTCTTCATAGGGCGGCGCTTCTTCTGGGACTTAGACTTGCGTTTTTTATTACCCTTCTTGTATTTGAAGGTGCGCTTTAATGTGTTAAGTAACCCACGTCTTTTCTTAGAGAGAAATTTACGCAGGGTCTTGCGTTTTTTCTTGTGAATTTTACGATTACTGTGGCGAATGTGTAAATTTCCACCGACAATAGTAGCAGCAGTTCCACAACCACCTTGAATAGTATCACAATGAGGCATTATATATATACTATTTATTTTTTTCTAAGAGTAAGGCTTCTCTCTTATTTACTATTGTTTGATTATTGTTGACCTTTTCTATTGGTTCCCATTTTTTAAAATGTTTATTATAAATACATTTCATCAACACCCATTTATTTAAATCTACATACTTATCTTCGTGAACATTTTCGAAATCTTCTTCGTCGTCGCTTGCTTCTATATAATCTAAATTAATGTTTTCTTTGATTTTTCTAAATATAGAATTCAACATTATACTTTGTTTATAACTAACAATCGCTGCAACATTATATAGTTGGTTATCACTGCAATATAAATTATAAACATCCGATTCAATACTAGCTTTCACCTTAAAAACCACTTCCAGCTTAACCTTTTCTTTATACAGATTAATTCCCATTGAACGCCCATTATCATCTCTCATATTATACGATTTAATGGCATACACCCTGTATGGTAGTGTTGGTATCGTATTTATAGCATTCATATAACTCGATGTCCATAACGGTATACCAACAATAACAAAATTTTTATTATATGATTTCTGCAATATTTCGTATTTAAATAGTCTTTCATATATTTTTAACTTTTCATTGAGACGATTATTATTTACATATCTTCCCTTATACGTAAATATGTCTTCACAAGAAAAGTGATGATGTGAATTAATATCAAAGAATGTCCCATACATCAATGTCCCGAGAGACAAATCGTCTTCAAAACAAACAGGATATATATCTAGACTCTTCACGTTTCCCTGCTTGTTTAGTAACAATAAAATTGCAACGTTTTTATTTTCCACATATGTAAACCATAAAAATGCTTTTGGTCCTTTTGGTATAACCATAAATAAATCAGCGTAAACTTTATTATGTATTAATTTATCATAAGAAAGTTCTATATTTGGAAATCTTTTCAGTACAGTTTCTTTTACTTCCCGAGTAAACATTTTATATTAATAATCGTTTTTTCTTTAATCCGGTTTATTTAAATTAATAATATTATCAATATCAGTAACTGAGCTAGTCGAAGTATCAGAAATACTACTAGTATCAGTATTACCTATATTGTTCAAATATTCCTTTAATTCATATTCCATATCATTCGGCTTCGAAACTGCAACGTTATTTTCTGGTTCTTTTTTTTCAGTTGTAATTTGCGCAGATTCGTTTAATTCTTGATATCTAGCATCCATTGATACTAAATCGCGCGTCTTTGGAATTGTTAGTGAATCTTTTAAAAATATAAATATATTGTGCATTAATAGTATTAATATTATTGATACGATAACCCACTTAATTGTCCATAAAAACATATTTATATATTTCAAATAATCTTTAATAACGTAAAAAACGTATTAATATCTTCTTGAATGTAACCTACGTTTATACTTTCTTCTGTTTGAAAATATACATTATTCACTTTTTCATCTTTATATTCGACCACAAAGTGCACATTTGAATTTGCACGTAAACTGTGGTAAATATTTGTTATATTTTCCACATAATGTTGAACTGGAACCTGGTATATTTCATATTTATTTACATACTCACTTTCATCGCATAGTAAAGATATATTATTAATTGTTATTTCTGTAATAGGTTTATCTAGTATGTCGATTTTCATTAATTTGTTGTCCGCTATATTGCTGTTCGCTATTCTTATAACACCATTTAATGATAATATAAATGTAAATTTTTCAGTTTTACATTTATATTCGTTTATTAATCTCAAATCTATATTATGTATGTCTATTTTTTTCAAATAAATTTTCATTTTATATATACAAACTAAACTATTTAAACCTATTTTTTAAATTTTAAACAACATGACCACTATTGTATTAATTACCAAGAATAGCGATATTAAGCAAAGTAAAATTAAGGATTTGTCGAGAGATATTTTACATACAAAATGCGGTTTTAAAAACAATAATGATTTTGATAAGCGAACTACGTGGAATATTGCTATTGAAGAGGAAACGTTTAATATCGAATTATGGGCTAAGAATAATGCACGTGCTAATACAGAAAATAAGTACGACTTTCCACCACCTATCGACAGTGAACTATATTTCGGAACATGTGCGCTGCTACGGGTTGACGACGATGAGAATATCATTGATCTAACCACAGAGGTATGGGAAAAAGTATACGAATTTCTATTTGGTGGATTTGAAGACCTCGACAGCGAAGAGGAGGCTAGCGAGGACGAGCTTGAACAAATTCCTGATGAATTGAAGACTAAGACAGGCTATTTAAAAGATGGTTTTGTTGTCAGTACCGACAGCGATAAAAGCGAAACTTCGGTCGATGAAGATTATGAAGATGACAATGAAGATGACAGTGAAGATGACGAATCTCTAGAAGATAGCGAATTAGAAGTCGAGGCTTATGAGTACAGTGATGATGAGAAATAATTTTTATATATGAAGATAAATAATAAATGTAGTTGTATTAAAGAAATGCCTACATAGTATAATAACAATGAAGCAGATTCTATTGATTGCCCTAGTAAATACAGTGTTTATTCAAAATGTTTCCAGTCTTAAACCTAATATTTTTTGGAAACACACAAGAACAATGACAAGAAATTTCGGGGGCAATCTCTATAAGAGAACTAAAACTGCAATCACGCCTATCGTAGCCAAGCTTAAAAATACAAATGGTGGATTCTATGAACCTAAAACTCTTTATAAATCTAATAGCAATGAGTTTACTGGATATTACAACGATTATCTAGAATTAAGAAATAAATATTCTACTCCTAAACAAGACCCTATTGGTAACGGACTGTATCAAGATTATCGAAGGTCTTTGGTCGAAACACAATATTATGCGTTTGAGCCTGTGCCTTCACTTGTAGCTATCACGAGTCCATTATTCGCGGATGATAAACACAATTCACAAGGTTTGTATGAGGAATATAGAAAATCTCTGAAAGTAAACGATACACATATTCATATTGACAAAGTGAATTATTCTTCTCTAATTGATATTAAATTTACTTCATCTGGGTTTTATCAAGGTGGTAGTAAATCCAAGAAAGTAGACAGCATTCCATACGACCCTCCTGTTAGCTGTTTTAGCCCAATTAAATCTATTACAAATAACTATGGGTTTTATCAAGGTGGCAGTAAATCCAAGAAAGTAGACAGCATTCCATACGACCCTCCTGTTAGCTGTTTTAGCCCAATTAAATCTATTACAAATAACTATGGGTTTTATCAAGGTGGCAGTAAATCCAAGAAAGTAGACAGCATTCCATACGACCCTCCTGTTAGCTGTTTTAGCCCAATTAAATCTATTACAAATAACTATGGGTTTTATCAAGGTGGCAGTAAATCCAAGAAAGTAGACAGCA